CGCTTTGTTCATCGCCTTGACGTTCTTCTCGATAATCACCTTGTTCCTCTCGACGCGGGCCTCGCGCATCTCGCGCAGTTGCTGCTCGCGCGGTCCGACCTTCGGTTTCTTTTCTTCGTGCTTCATTGTCCTGATCCTTTTTCGCTTCAAGAATGTAAAAATCATCACACCACTTGTCGATCGATTCCTGCGTGTAGCCGCGCGCGTTCATCTCTTTCCAAAACTGTTCGCGCGTCAGCTTGCCCTCGCCATACTGCCCGAGGAAGTAGCCGAGGATCTCGAAACTGGTTGACGGTTTGGTCTTGCTCATTGCTTCGGCCTCGGCTTGCAGGCGCGACAGAACCACATGCCGAGCTCACCCTTGCGAAGATAGACACCGACGCCGAACGGCGCATCGCCCTTGCCGCAGAGCGCGCAGTTATCGTGGATCAAGTGGCCGTCTTTGTCGTAGTGGGCGTTCGTCTTCTTCTCGCTCATGTCTTCTTCTCTCTCCTCTTCGCGCGGATGTGGATCAGGTTCGCTGGCTTGCCGAGCGAGTTGATGCCGACCATGATCGCGCGATCGATCAACTTCTTCCGCGCCATCGGTTTCAGTCTAGGTGAAATGCTCCATCGATTGATGCCGGTCGCCGCTTCGAGATCGAGCGTAGTCATCCAGCCACCGTTCTCAAACGCGGCCTTGTAGACGATGGCCTCTCGCTTCGTTGCGCCATAGCTCGCGCGCCGCGCCGCTTCCTTCGAAGTCTCCGGGTCAGAGCTCCGGGCAAAGGCATCGCCCCGCTTCGGTGGCAGCGGATTGCCGAACAGATCTTTGTCGTCCTCCATCACTTGCTCCCTTTCCACTTCCTCGCCGCGCGCCTCACGATTCGATAGAGGCCGGGCTCGTTGTATCCGCCGCGTTTCTCTCCCTTGATTTGAACGTCGGTCCCGGCCAGCAGATCGTTGATCTGATGAATGTGAACATGAACCGTCTTCACGTTGGTGCCATCCGGAAAACAGTGCGCTCGAATGCCAGCGAGGGTAACGCCCGGGTGCGCATGCACGAAATCAAAGATGCACGCCTTCATCGCCGGGAGATAAACGCCCTCACGTTTCTTCGGCGGCAGCGGTTGCCCGCAGCACCGACACATCGCTTGTCCGCTCACCCGTGCTGTTTCCTCGGTAGCGGAATCGGATTGGTGAACATTCGGAAGTGCGTCGGACAATACGACGAGAGGCACCCGTTGTAGTCCGGGCCGCGTGGCTTGCCGCACACTCGCTGCAGCGCCCACGGTCCGCCTCGCGTTGGCATTATCGCCTTGCATCCGAAGCTATCGTTCTCCAGATACTCGATGCCAACGTGCTGCGCGATGACGTTGACCTCCTCTACAGTGACTGGCTTTCTCGGTGATACTTTCACGGCTGGCTTGCTCCTTGTTCGTGGTGATCTCTTCTTCACTGGTGCGGCGGTCTTCACTGGCGGCGCCACACCTCGCCGTTTGAACGCTTCGTCGGGAAGGCGATATCGTCGGCCTGCGATCGAGTTGCGGCTAACAACATAGCCCGCATCTTTCATTCCCTGTGCGACGTAAGCGAGTGAGCCGCCTTCGTCCCATAACTTGATGAGCAGATCATCTGCTGCGTCGTTCCAAAGCATTGCTTGCCCTCTTTATTTTGAAAACGTCGGGGCGAATTTCCTCCGGGCTCAACTTCAACAGCGACACCAGCGGCATGACGTGCTTCGCCGGGACGCGCTTCCATTGCTGCACGGCCTGATACGTCAGACCGACTTCGCTCGCGATCGCCCTCGCGAGACCTTCGGCCACGGCGCGTCGCATCACCGCATCACGGCGAGCTTCGAGCAGTCCAACTTTCTTCTTCATTCGTTCACCCGCCCGTTGATATAAATCAACCCGACCTTAACCCACGGAGAATCATCGCGCAAGAAAATGTTGCATCGTACAAAAACAGCGTGTTACAATTCGCACGCCGAGTAATCGGCACGAGCCCCGGCCAATGTTCGGTTGAAACCCTATAAATCAATGCCGGGGCTCACCTCTAATTTAGGAGCAACCATGAGCATCAGATCAATCGCCATCGCGGCTCTACGCGAGCACGGTGGCAAGCCCGAGAAGGCTACCGCTGCGTTTGTGCAGGCGGCGCGCAAGGCGGGCAAGCTCAATGAGCTCGCTCTGGTTTATCTGCGGATGATCGCCTCGCAGGGCATCGTTGATGCGGTCGCTACGGGCGCCAGTAGCGGCACCGAAAAACCGGTCAGCCCGCGCGTCGCCGCCGTGCTGTCGGCGCCCAGATCGAACGTCACACCGATCGACACAGCCCGCCGATCGCCCTCCCGCAAGCTCGCCGCACGTGGCGCAATGGCCGAGAGCGTCGAGGCGGTTTACGAAATGCAGTTCGACGGTCGCGCGCTCGGTCGCGTGCAGTTCGGGCAGTTGATCACGATGAAGCGGGAGTTCATCGAGGATGCGGCGTCGATGCTCGAACACGGCAAACTGTTTGTGCGCAATGCGGTGCTCGCTGGCTTGATCCACGATCACTGCGTCGCTGCGGACGATCTCGCCGAGGTGCGTACGCTGGTCGCGCCGAAGAAGCTCGCCGCTATGGTCGCACAAGCGGATCGAGAAGCACCAAAGAGAATCGCCGAGGCCACGAGGCGCGCGGCGGAAGCAATGGCAACACCAAAGGAGCTAGCACGATGAAGAAGCCCACCAAGACGCCCGCGAAGAAGACCGCCGTCAAGAAGACTGCGAAGAAATCCGCTCCCAAAAAGAGCGGGAGCCCGGCCAGTCTCGCCATGAAATCCTCTGATGGATTGCCGGGCTCACAAATCCTCGACAAGATCATCGAGAGCCACCGTGCGCGGCGGTTCGCGATGGGCATCCAGCAAGTGCTGGATCGCAAAGTCGAGAGCTATGTCCGGATCAACTTCACCGAATGGAATGCGAACGACGCCGAGGACAGCCGTGCGAAGTCCAACGCCGAGGCGCTGGCGCTGCTCAAGGCGGCACGCGAGGGTGAAGGTGACGATGAGCTCATCCGCGCGGTGACGATGTCGGACAACGCCCGGGCGCATGCCGACGCCGAGCGCCTGCGCCACGAGAAGGTGATGACGTCGCTGGCCAAGGATCTGCCGATCGCACCGTGGATCGACTCGGTGCCGGGCCTCGGCTTGCTCGGTGTCGCCACGATCCTCGCTGAGACTGGCGATCTGTCGAAGTATGCGAACGTCGCCAAGGTTTGGAAGCGCCTTGGCTATGCTCCGTACAACGGACTCGCTGGCTCGACGTGGAAGCGACCGAAATGGCGCAACGGTGAGCCCGCGCTCAGTGCCGAAGAGTGGACGCTCAATCCGTTCAACGGGAAGCGCTACGGGATGTTGTTCTCGATCTCCGACTCGCTGCTCCGCAAACAGTGGATCGGCAAAGCGAAGACCGAGGACGGCAAAGGCAAGGCCGATGGCAAATACGGCGCCGTATACGAGAAGCGCCGCGAGCACACTGCGGTGACGCACCCGGAGTGGACACCGAAGCACAGCCAGATGGACGGCCTTCGCATCATGATGAAGGAAGTCATTAAGGATCTGTGGGTCGAATGGAATCGACACGCAGCGGACGGGCGCCACACTTCTCGTGATCCCCTTGGGACGGATGCGCCCGTCCAACTCTAATCGGTCGCCATCGTCCCGTTGAAAACCAACGCCTTGGTGCGACCGCGAGCCCCGGCCTGCTGCGCTGTGAAGCCCACGAGGGTGCCGCCGGGGCTCACCTATTCGAGATCGTCTGCAGCGATGCAGGCGAGAGCCAGAGACCACCTAACGCGCGGAGCCCATTATTGCTCTGTCTCTGGCTCACCAATTCAAGACACGGTCGCCTCAGTGCTTGTGAAGCCCAGAGATGGCATGCGACCGTAGAGCCACGGCCCGTTGTACTTGCGAAGACCAAAGGTCACTTGGCCGTGGCTCACCCATTCAAGATCACCGCCAGCGATGGCGGTGCGAGCCCCGGCCACACTGCTTGTGAAGCCCGTTCTCGGATTGCCGGGGCTCACCTAATTCGAACTACGGTCGCCACGATGCAGATGGAAACCAACCAGCCGATGCGACCGCGAGCCCCGGCCACTCCTCGGATGGAAAACCCATGCGCTATTTGCCGGGGCTCACCTCTTCTTCCGCTTACCGAAGATGTCGGGCCGAATCTCTTCGGGCGTCATTTCGATCAGCGGTGCAATATCGAGCACGTGGTGCGCGGGTACTTTATTCCACGCGGCTACGTTCTGGTGAGACACATTGAGATGTCGAGCAATGACACTCGCAAAGCCGGGTTTGCTGAAGATCATCTTCATGACGTGATCGCGCTGCGAGTCACGTCGTTCGCTTGATCGTCTCATGATCTCGCCGCGCATAAAGCGCGCGGCCTCCACTGCTGTGCTGCTCATTGTCAGGCTTCCTTTGTTAGAGTGCTAACGAACTTACTGAGAGGAGAACATAGCCACTTGAATTAAATTATCAACCGCCTACATTGCAATCCAACTACCGCTTGAACTGCCCCAACCCATCCCCCACAGGAGACCACCCGAGATGAAATTCCCCAACATGGTTGCCGCCGCCGACGCCCGCGCAAAGCATCTGAAGGACGCAGAGGGCCGCGATCTCTGGCTTCTGGGCGCCGCGACACTCAAGGATTGCGGCGACGAGATCTTGACCGAGGAGAAGACAATCTCCTCCAGCAAACGTGCGATCAAAGCGCTGGAGAGCGCCGCGAAAGAACTGGCGAAGCACGGGCACGAGTACAGCCACATCACCCTGCGCCAGATGGCGGAGACGGTGCTGGCCTTCCCGGCATCCCGGCGCCACGAGGGCGTGACGTTCTTCACGCACACCGAGGCGCGCAATCCCGACTTGCTCGACTGGATGGTGAAGCAAGTGGGCAAGGAAAAGCTCAGCGGACGCGTCGCCCGTGAGCTCGTCACCCGCTGGTACAATCTGCAAGCCAACCAGCGCCGCGAGAAGATCGAAGCGGCGAAGGACAAGAAGCGGGCCGCGACTACGCTTGAGGACAAGCGGGCCGCGACGAAAGAGATCAAAGAATTGGGCAGCACCATGCCGACGCCGAAAGCGTTTCTGGCGCCGCCCGATGAAGACAACCAGCACGCGCTGGCTGTCATGGCGGACGTGCTCAGCATCGACGCTGATGCAATGTCCGTGACGCGCACGCTGAGGACCAACCTCTCCGCGTTGCGCAAGATGGGCGAGATCGATCCTGATTTCGTGGGCTCTCTGATCGAGCATCACGAACAGATTGTCGAGGTCGCCAAGCAGATCGTTAGCGTCCTCAAGGATGCGAAGCGCAACAGGTTCACCACGATCGAAGGAGGAAAGTCAGCATGACTTTAAGAGTAGTAGGAGGCACCACCGCTGCCAATAACGGCAGCGGCGGTGGAGGCGGTCGCGGTGGGCGCGGTCGCGGTCGCGGTCCCACACCGCCGCCGCCCCGCGCCTTCAAGCCGCACGAGCTTGCGGATCACTTGTGGAACGCGCTGTTTCCGAGTGGAGTGACGTCGATCTATCGCATCGCAACGTTGATGTCGAGATCGGCGGGCATCGAAGTCTCGGTCGCCACGGTGCGTATGGTGATCGATCACGTCAGGAAAAACCACGCCTCGTATGGCTGGTCGGTCCCGCCGGTTGAAAAAGGCCGCACGGGCGCGAACAGGAAATACATCGCGGCGCCGGAAGACGTGAACGATCCGGATAACGCGGTCACCGCAGCCGAAGCGGATGGCCATCAGGAAGCGGTGCAGCGTGGTATGGTCTCCACGATGCGCACGATCACCACCAACGGCGAGCGTGCCGGTGCATCAGTTGATCTGTTCGCCAACTCGCTCAATGTTTCGCGCGGCGATAAGCGGTTGCTGCGTGGTGCCGGTGCGGCGCTGACTGGCGCGGCAGCGATCATTAAGGACGTGCTCACCCGCATGGGCGTGTAGTCCTCAACAGTTGACGCCCGGGACTCTTGCCCCCAAGCCCAGCCCGGGCTTCATGAGCCCGCGCCGTCCACCTCCACCGAGGTGAGGCGGCGCGGGTGACTACCGAGCCCCGGCTGTGGATCAGTTGAAGCCCTACCTACCTTTGCCGGGGCTCACCCTTTTTCAAACTCAAGGAGCAACAGATGCAAGTGCGCAAGTGGGACGGACTCCCGATATCGAAGCCCGGTTGGGTCAGCGGAATTCCGATCGAACGCTATCACAGTGCCGGGATCTGCAACGGCCCGTCTGTGAGCTCTTCAAATCTGCGTCGGTGCTGGACGCACAGCCCCGCGCACATGTTCGCGCAGTGGGCAGAGAATCCGAACGCAGAGCCGAAAGAGGCGACGCGTCAGATGGTGCTCGGGCAGGCAGCGCATCACTTGCTGCTCGGTGAGGATGGCTTCTCAACAAAGTTCGTCGCGCAGCCGCCGGAATATCCGGACAAGAAAACTGGCGAGAAGAAAAAGTGGCACAACGGCGCCGAGTTTTGCAAGGCGTGGAACGCCAAGCAGATTGGCAAGACCATCGTGACCGTTGAGGAGTTGCAATCCATCATCGCGATGTCGCGCTCGCTCGCGCTGGAGCCGCTCGTCAAGGAAGGCCTGCTGACCGGCCACGTTGAGACGTCCGGATTCATTCGTGACGGCGAGACAGGTTTGTGGATCAAGGTCCGGCCCGACGTGATCCCGACCGATGGCGGCGACTTCGCGGATCTCAAAACCGCGAACGAGGTGACGACCGTTGCGCTGATGTCGGCGATCCGGACCTACGCGCTCCACATGCAGGGTGCATTAATCTGGGAAGTCGCGGAGACGCTCGGCCAGCCGTTCGAGAGCTTCGTGTTGATGTTCATCGAGACGCAGAATCCATACTGTGCACGCGTGGCGCCGATGGATGACAAGGATCTGAGTTTCGGGCGCCAGCAGAACCGCTTGATGCTGCGGACGATCAAGGGATGTATGGAGGCGAACCACTTCCCGGGTCCGGGCGAGGGCGATCTGCGACCGCTGCCGCTGTCGAACGACGAGCGCTCGCGGATCGAGGAGCGTCTGAAATTGGAGAATGCATTATGAGAAAGCCGGGCGGACAGAAGGCGCGCGGTTTCTATCTGGCGATGTGCGACAAGCCGAACTGCGGCCCGCACATCATTGCCTTCGACAGGAACGAGGTGCCGATCTGCGACGTCGCCATCCCGCTGGACGGCGTCCGCTCGCTGATACAGGCGCTGCAGCGCATGTCGTACATCAAGGCTGTGGAGCAGGATGATGAAGGAGACTGAGCGGCGCCGGATCGAGCGCGAGATCCTCCAGAAGAAAACAGGGATGCGGCACTGCGCTTCCTGCGATCAATTCCGGGCGCCGGATGATTTCCCGGCGCCCGGGGCGATTAGGTGCAGCCGCTGCTTGGTCAGCCAGTCACAGTCGCGCACCGATCCGGCGCTCGACTTTCGCGGGCTCGACATCAAGCGCAAGGGCGACTCGTTCGTCATCGAGAAGGCCGACGACCCGAACGCATTGCCAATGGAGGCTGACGAATTGACCGATCGACTCATGGAAGGGGCGCCGCTGTTCGGCAAGGCAAGCGACGTGCTTGGCGATCGTGGCCAGTCGCACAAGTTCGGCCCGGGCTATGATGACATTCGCACCCAGCGCGCGGCGCGTCGCGACGACAGCGTGGCGCGGATGCTGTTGAACACTGTGCGCAAGGAAGAACCGCCGCCGCTGTTGCTGGACGATCGCCCGCTGATCGATCGACTGCACGAGGGCACCTTCACCAATGCGCCCGGGCTGTCCACGATCAAGGATCTCTACGGACTGCGCATGCTGTTGCGGAAAGCACACTGCTTCACCCTGAGTGAAGAGACGTCGCGGCTGGTGGCGGATTTCTCGATGGCGATCTCGGGCGATCTGGAGTCGTCGCGCAAGATGGCGATCCCGCCGTTCCCGGTCACGTGGATCGATCTCGACAACCGCGCGCGGTTGAACCGGATGCGCGAGCTCGGCATCTCGCTGACGCCACAGGCCGCCGGGGAGACCGAGGCCGGGGCGCCGGTCGATCGCGTGGGCTGGCTGATTCATCCCGGCGTCGAGCATGGTGGGTTTCATGCGAGCTATTGCTGCGTGGTCGAGCAGGGCGCGCTCGTGGCGCCGCTCTCATACTGGTGGCATTGTGGGACATCGGCGCCGATGCGCGAAGTGGCGGGCAACGATGTGCTGATGCAGGGGCTTACGTTCGGAATGAAGAACGTCAACGTGCATCCGCACGATGCCTTCCCGTGCCCGACCGTGTTGCATGATGACCTAAAGGTCCGCGACAAGGAGCATGTGCTCGAACTGATGTCAGAGATCTCCGGAGAGCTCCGCCACGTGTGGGGCCTGCTGATCGCTCTGGGCGCCGGGCAACTCGGGATGGAAGCGAAGACCAGCGTGCAGCCGAAGCACACAGATATCCGGAAGATGCCGAACGGCAAGCCGCTGTTGCCGCTGGAGCACAAGGTGCTTCACTTGCACCTCGCGAAGAAGATGACGCCAGCGCGTGTCGTGGTGCGGATGATGACGCATCACAAGCACAGATGGCACGAGGTGCGGGCGCATTTCCGCACCTACAAAAATCCGGATGGCACGGTGCGGATGCGCATCCCGATAAAAAGTCACGAGCGCGGTGATGAACGCTTGGGACGAATCGAAAAAACTTATAGTGTTGAGAAGTGACAAGCGGTATGTGATACACTTCAAGATCCGCCGCGAGGCGGAGGAGGCCCGGCCAGAGCGATGGTGAAACCCACAGTGACATTGCCGGGCCTCCACCTAATTCAAACAGGAGCAGTTTATGGACATCAACGAAATCGAACGTCGCGTCGATCGCGCGATCGCGGCACCGATCCCGGTCAATGCGGATCTCGGCGGGCTCACGTTGGAAAACATGGGCCAAGTCATGGAGTTCGCGAAGCTCATGAGCGTCTCCGGCGCCGCTGTGCCCAAGTATCTGCGCGGCAATCCGGGCGCCTGTCTCGCCATCTGTTCGCGCGCGCTGCGGTGGAAGATGGACCCGTTCGCCGTGGCGGAAAAATCCTATCAAGTGATCAACAAGGGCGAGGAGCGCGTGGCGTTCGAGGCCCAGTTGGTTCATGCCGTGGTCACCGCGCGCGCACCGTTGAAGGGGCGCCTGCGTCATGAGATTATTGGAGAGGGCGACGATCGGCGATGCGTCGTATGGGGCACGTTCAAGAACGAAGATGCCCCGCACAAGTACACCAGCGAAACGCTCGGCAAACTGCGCGACGCCCGGGGCCGCAATGACTACGGCGCGGTGAAAGGCTCTCCGCTTTGGGATAATCAGCCCGAGGTGCAGTTGGCTTATTCCGCCGTGCGCCAATGGTGCCGACTTTACGCGTCGGAAACGCTGCTCGGAGTCTACACTCCGGACGAGCTCGAAGACGGCAGCACGCCGAAAGACGTGACACCGACCAAGACCGAGTTGCTGACGCAGCGCCTGAAAGATCAGAAGGCGCAGCATGCTGACACACGCAGGGGATTCGATGCTGACTACGTCGCCAAGCAGGCGGCGCTCAGTTCGATAATCGAAGGCGACGTCAATTCCGATGAAGCCGAGACAAAGGGAGAGAGAGATGACGGCGGTAGCAATGAGCCTGACGCTGCGCGAGGGGCGGACGGTGCTGGTGATCGACGGGATGGAGATCGAGACCAAGGCGGAAGCGAAGGCGGTCTCAACGATGATCAGTCAGTGGGCGGAGGGTCTGCCGGAGAGCAAGCCCCGGACGCCGAGGAAGGCGAAGAAGGCAGCGCGCCAAACCGCCAAGCGAAGCCGAGCCCCAAGGGCAAACGGTGAAGTGATCGATGACGCTGAGACAGCGCAGGAGTCGCTTATCTGATCCCGGCTATCTGGCTTGGCTGCGCAAGCAGCGATGCGCGTGTTGCCAACAGCCGCCGCCATGCGATGCGGCTCATCTTCGAGCCTCATCGTTCGCGTACGGCAAGACGAATGGCATGGGGCAGAAGCCTGACGACAACTGGGCTCTGCCGTTAAAACACATGCATCACATGGCGCAACACTACAGCGGCAATGAACTCGCATGGTGGGAGACGCACGGCGTCGCTGATCCGTTTGCGCTGGCGCAGAATTACTACGCCAGATATCTGAAACTCAAAGGAGCACCGTAATCGGTCGCCTTGGCCATGATGAAACCCAGATGATCTTCGCGACCGACGAGCCCGGCCAAGCAGTAACTGGTATCCATTGAACTGGCGCCGGGCTCACCTATTCAAGATCGGTTGCCAGCGATTGAGTGAGAACCACAGATCGGTAAGCGACCGTAGAGCCTCGGCCAGCAATAGTCTGAAACCCATCGCACGAGTGCCGGGGCTCACCAATTTTAACCCAGAAGGAAACCAAATGACCACCACCTCCGTCATCCCACACGACCGCCTGCACGTAGCAAACGACCTCGAACAGGCAATCCACAGCGGAGCACAAGCCATTCGTGAAGGCGCGCGCATGCCGAGGACCACGCCGCTGATTCCGACGCAGATGCGCGGGCTTGACGAGCTCGGCAAGATGTCTGCCGAGGCTGTCCTCACGCAATACGAAGCCGCAGCGAAAGCGGTGGAGGACATGGGGAAGGAGGTCACCGCGATGGTGCGCAAGCTCGGCCAGTCGCTGCAGGAATGCGACAACGACATGAAGGTTGTCGCCGAGACTGCGGCGGCGATCCGAGAGAAGGGCAAGCACTCTCAGGCCCTGATCGAACAGGTAAGTGCGCTATCCTCCGAGATCCGCAAGACCTGTGATGAATTCAAGAAAAAGGTCGGGCTATGACGCGAGACGAAAAGATCACGGTGCTTTATCATCTGTGCCGGGCTCTGCATGAGAACGGCCAGACGATGACCTACGGACAGGCGGCGAAGATGGTGGGATGCATTCCGATCGCCCTCGGTCCCACGTTGCTTGGCGCGGTGAACCATCGCGCCAACGACATCATCACGGACGTGATCGTCAACGCCACGACCCGGCACCCGGGCGACGGCATCGCGATCGGCCCGCCGTGATCCTCAATTACAAACGCAACACGCGCGGGACGCTGCAGGCTGCACAGGCTGGCAGCGTCCGCGTCGGCTATGTCGAGCAAAGCGTCCAGCCCAACCGCTGGATCTGGAGTTTGAACACCATCCAACCCAAGGGCGGACGCGCAAGCGGCATCGAGGAGACCGAGCACCTCGCCAAGGAGGCGCTGGAGCGTCAGTGGGTCAAGTGGATTGAGGCCGCCGGTCTTTCGATAAAGGAGCACGTGGAATGAGACAGTTTCTCAAAATCGGACTCGGCGGATCGGCGGCGCTGGCGCTGGTGATCACGTTCGCGCTCGGGCGTACACCGTCACCCGCGCAGGACCAGAAGGCCTTCGAGGCGTGGGCCGCGAGACTTGCGGATGATCCGGAGCCATTGAAGAAGGCCGATCAGATCCGGGTGGTGAGCACCGAGCGCATCGTGGTCGAGCCGATCGTCAAGGAAGTCGCAGTGCAAACGAAGGTGCCGCCGATCATCCAGACCGATGACGACAAGGGCGAAAAACCGAAGAAGCGAATACATCATCGCACCCGCGTAGCTGACGCTGGCGGCAATGTCTGCACGCGCCACGGCAAACGCAAAGTGACCACGCATGGTGGTCGATCATGGAGATGCAGATGACCGAGACTTATTTGGGCGACGGGCTCTACGCCTCGTTCGACGGCTTTCAATTCTGCCTGCGGGCGCCGCGCGGTAACGGGGACCACAAGGTCTTCCTCGACGCTGCAACGATGCACGCGTTCGATCAATTCAGGAAGAGCATATCTGCCGCCAACAATGTCGCGCGTGACCAGATCGACCGCGAGCTCGGCAAGCTGCAGGCTGGCGAGCCCTCGATCACGGACGGCAGGCGATGAGGCTCAGCGATGAGATGTCGAAACATTGGTTCGGGTTGCCGGTGAAGCTGCGCGTGCGATGGTGGGTCGAAACAGATTACGGCAAGAAAGAACCGAGCGAAGAATTGAAGCGCGAGATCGAAGCAGCGATCGTGGAAAAGGGGAAGGTTGATGGACGAACACCTTGATGGATTATCAGCGCTGGTGCACGAGAGGCTGAAGCGCCTGAAGATGGACGAGACCGCGTCGATCACGTGCACGAAGGAATTCCCGGGGGACGAGGTGCGGCTCTACGTGACAGCCTACGCGATGCACAAGAAGAAGTGGTTTCTCACCGAGTATGACAAGGCGACAAACACGGTGAAGTGCAAGCGCGCGCCGGAGCCCGATTGGGAAGCCCAGAACGTAGTCGATGAAGAGGAAGAGTTGTGATGGTGGACACCACCCAGATGAGTCTCGAAGACTATCAGGCGTACATGGATAAGCTCGCGCTGCGCATCAGCGAGACCATGAAGGGCGCCCGGCTGGAGGATGCGCTGAGCGCCTGTGCCGCCAACATTGGATTCGGCATGGTGCAGTTGCCGGAGGCGCAGCACGACAAGATGCGCGCGCACCTCAACAAGATCATCGACGCGATCCTTGAGAAGGCGCCGAGGCCGCAATGAGAGACAACGACATGAGCGTGGTCCCCACGCGGTTCTGGCAGTCGATGTCGCTGGAGGAATTCGACGCGCTCGCCAAGAATGACGGCTGGCTCAATGCAATTCAGTGCGCCCGGCTGTGGCGCATGACCGAACGCAACACGCGACCGCCGCTCAAGCTACAGATATTTCTCAAGCGCGACGAAGTCGAGAAGTTAGCCAAATGATGGGGCCGGGAAAACATGACGATCTTTGCACGCTGGTGCGTGAGCAACTCGGACTCGGCGACACGGGCGGCGTGATGCTGATCGTGTTCGGCACCAAGGAGCAGAGCGGCTTCGCGTGTCAGTGCGACTACATGACGACGATGGCGCTGCCGGAGATTCTGGAAGACGTCGCGAGGCAGATCCGTGAGGATCGCGAGAAGGGCATCGTATGAAAAAGTTCGTGCCGCTGACGCTGCAGGCGAACCGGATCAAGTCTGGTCAGTATGGCAGTGACGAGTCGTATGGTCTGGCTGGAGCTTTCCGCCTGATCGCGCCGGGAGGCACGCTGTTGCTGGCCCTATCGAGTGGGCCAGAGAACGCGGCGAATGACACGGGCTGGGAGCACGTATCGGTTTCGGCGGAGCAACGTCCGCCGACGTGGGAGGAGATGTGCTGGATCAAAGATATCTTCTGGGATAAACACGAAATGGCGGTGCAGTATCATCCGCCGGAATCAGAGTATGTGAATTTTCATCCGCACGTTCTGCACATCTGGCGCCCCACGCAGATGACGATTCCGATGCCGCCCATGTTGCTCGTGGGACCAAAGCGATGACGACGATTCACCACAGGACCACGTGTCCGTTCTGCGGCACGCACCATGACCGGATCACCTCGACCATAGAGGAGGTGGCACCGGAGGACGGCGACGCCTCGATGTGCTTCGCCTGTGGCGAGTTCAACATCGTGGATAGCAGCACCGACGAAGGGATGCGCAAGCCGACCAAGCGCGAGCGGCGGATGCTCGATGACGACGAACGGATTGCCGAGCTACGGGAGGCGTGGCGCATGGCAAGAACGGTGCGGCAATGACAATCCAGATCGATCGCCATCGTACTGTTGCAACCCAACGAGCGAATGCGATCGCGAGCCCGGCCCGGTTATATTTGAAGCCCCCTATGCGGACGCCGGGCTCACCCTTTCGAATCGATCGCCGGTCAGTGAGTGCAAACCACAGAAGACTTGCGATCGCGAGCCCGGCCAATTCATCGATGAAGCCCAAAGCCGATATGCCGGGCTCACCCTTTCAAATCGGTCGCCTGATCAATCGTGATCTCCAAGGAAATCTTGCGACCGCGAGCCCGGCCTCTCGCCCTTTGAGGCCCACGTTGTTGATGCCGGGCTCACCCTTTCCAATCGCCAGCCATTTTGAAGGTGCAAACCCGAGCATGGATGCTGGCGAGAGCCGGGGCCACAACTGTCGTGCGATCCCGATCGCGGGTGCCCCGGCTCACTCAATTCGAATCGGTCGCCAGACGTTGTGTGAGATCCCATCTGCACTTGCGACCGACGAGCCCGGCCCGTTCGCCCTTGATGCCCTTGAACCGTATGCCGGGCTCACTCTTTCGAAGATCGGTCGGCCCTCCGGTCGATGAAGCCCCCGGACCGATTGCTGACCGTAGAGCCCCGGCCCACGAGCGACTGAAGCCCACTGTCTGCGTGCCGGGGCTCACCTAACACGAGATCGGTCGCCGCCACCGCTGTGAGACCCACACGGCATCTGCGACCGCGAGCCCCGGCCACCGAGCACCTGAAGCCCAAACGAGCAGTGCCGGGGCTCACCTTTCTTTCGACGCGTCAACGAGTTGGAGAACACTCGTGCTTTTAATCTGCGAGCGTTGCCACCGCTACTGGCGCCCACAGCGAGGCAAGAAGCGTCAGAACATCTGTCCGAAATGCGCTTGGCTCGGGCGATCGGCTGGCGCCAAGAAGCGGGAAGCCCGAAAGCGGATAGTGGCTCAGACGCTCAGCGCGCCCGCTGGAGAGGCCGGGGCGCCTGCCCGCCCCTTCGACGCGGACGAACTGCTCCGCCTCATGGCTGACGCAGACAGCGCGGCTGCGCGTGCCCTCGAACTGGCACGAAGGATCGGCGCCAAGCTCGGCTCGTGACGGGCGCCCGTAGCAGCGGCGCCTCGCACGTGGAGAATTTAGCCCGGGCGTTATTTCAGCCCGGCCCGCTGATCGGCTCTCCCGGCCAGCACACAGGCCGCCATCGTGAACATCCCGAGCGAGCCGCCTGCCATCATGCCGACTGTAAATCCGACCCAGAACATCTCAGCACCCTCGACAAATGGACGGAGGCTTCGGCGGATACGGTGGGAGGTCATCGACCTGAGACGCTTGAGGTGGATCAACGAAAGGAGGCGTGCGGCAGCACTCCGAAAATTGAGAGGATGCCGACGATCACCAGCACGGCAATGATGATCATGAGGCCCTTGCCCAAGAAGCCCTCCTCGACGTTGACGTTCATCCAGAACCGGATGACGAACGCGATCAGAATCAGAACGGCTGCAGCGACTAGAAAATACATGGTCAGTCCTCCGCTCGTTCGATGAGACTGGCGATCTCGTAATCCAGCGAAGCGCGCCCGTCCCATCTGATGTAGACGTTGATCTTCCCAACACGCACAGCGGTGCCCCGCCTCGCGTACCAATCGACGCGTTGCGCACGAACCATGTAAGTCTTGCTGTTGATGCGGGCGCCTTGCTCGGTCAGCTTGACCCGGTCGCCCCGCTGGAGGCGGTTCGTTCTGGCCATGCTCGCTTACAATTATTGCAGTAGACAAAGCGCCAGCCCGGCACCGTCGAGCCCTTCTCAAGCTCGACGTGGTAGGCCTTGTGAAAAATCCTGCACCAGACGCGATCAATGAGTTGCGTCATCTTCTCAGCCCCGATCTTCTTGACCCACGTGCCCAGTACCGCGCCGATCGTCACGCGACCATCTCCGCCGAGTCCTCGCTGATCAAGCGCTGTACCTCAAGAAGCATCTGGTTCGCCTCGTGCTTGATTTCAACTTCCTTTCGCCCGATCGGTCCCCAGTGCTGCCGCGCGTAGCGCAGCCCAACGCCAGTGACGAACGCGTGGAAAGCGGGAGAGTACTTGCTCAAGAATTGAAACTTCGCACCATCGCCTGATCCATAATTGCCGAGATCGTCTTTGTTCAACTTCACTCCATCCTGAAACGTGGTTAGGAAGCCATTCGGATTCGCCCAGTATTCCTGCAACAGCGGCGGGATCGCTGAGGAGAATGATCGGATATTCCAACTGGTCTGAAAGAGACTCGCTTCTGCAGTATCTGCCGTGACATTGCTCGCGCTCAGATCCCTCCCCTCACAATATCGACCAGATGATTCACGCGCCCCGAGCCCGAGCAACAACACGAACAGATGCCGCAGCGTGTCGATGCCGTCCTCAGTGTTGGGCATGCCTGCGGCCATGAACTGTTCGCGAAGCCACGACAGCGCATCTTGATCGGGGAGGTTCCTATCCGCTTGCGCTGCCGTGGTCGCGATGGGATGGCCAGCTAGCAGGCGCGTCGCCGCCAACCCAAAGCATTGTGCAATTCCTGACGTGTAACCCAGCGGCAGCTTGCCGCGATCCTTCCACGAATACTTCGCGATCGCGCTCTTCTCCGCGATGTCGATGATGCGCCGCGCGACATCCTGCGATAGTCGATCGTTGCCGGAGGCCTTGGCGTGCTCCAGATAATCGAGCGCGGCCCACGTCTTTGGACCGACAATGCCGTCAGACGTCACACCGTCCCCATAAGCCGATTGATAACCGCGCACCGCTGCGTCGGTGATCGGGCCGAAGTCTCCATCAGCCGGAAACACGCCAAGAAGATTCTGCACGTAGATCACGTGATCGCCCTTGTCGCCCATGCCGATCGTCGGGCGCCCGGGCTCTTCCTCGGGGATCGGCGCGATCGGCTGCATGATCACCGGCTCGTCCGGATCGACCGGCGGCTCGGCGTCGATGCTCTTGCCAGCCAGCGCGGACGCGATCGCCGCACACACCGCGCTGAATTCCTCCTCGTAGGTCGCGGCATCGCACGAGCTATCCACGAACACCACCTCGACCAGCACGCTCGGCTTTGCGGTGTTCTTGAGGAAGAATAATTTTTCGTTGTACTTGGGACCGCGATTCGGCAGCGCTGTCGCTTTCGCAATGCCGTCCGCGATCTTCTTCGCGAGATCCTTCTGCGTGATGTACAAGCACTCCGTGCCCATCGGTGCGCTGGTGGTCGAGTAGGCGTTGAAGTGGATGCTCACATCGTGCGTTCGCGAGCACCCGTTGTGCCAATTTACGATGCGATTTAAATTCTCGTCCTGTGAGTGACTCCAGTCGTCGTGGTACGTTTTCGTTTCGACGCCTGCGCCGCGCAGCAACATCGCGACCTCTTCGACCACGCGGCGGGCCTCATTCACTTCGTCCAAGTAGCCGCTGGCGCCCCGGACGTATTTGGAATGGCCCGAGCTCATTGCGATTGAAACCATGACGCGCTCCTATCTTGAGATCGGCGGCGATGGCGGTCCTGCCCGCCTGATCGCTTCGAGCTCTTCTGCGGTGTAGGTCTGCTCGCCGGAGATCGGCGGCCTCACTACGCCACCGGGATCGTTTGGTGTGGGCTCCCACGACTCGCCGGGATCTTCGACCGGCGGCGCCGCCTCCGCCGGAGGCTCCCACGATTCGCCCGGGTCAATCACGATCGGCGTGAACGGTGGCGTCAGTGCGTCCGGATCATCGCCGGGTTGCCACGACTCGCCCGGGTCGCTCTCATCGGGGAAGACCGGCGTCAGCGAATCCGGATCGTTGGTCGGGTCCGCGTCGCGCTTCGCTTTCTCTTCCGCCGTATCACCGTCCTGCACCCAGTCGATCCCGGCGCCAGTGCCCTTCGGGTTTCGCACGTTGACGCGCGTCGTGAAGCCGACACCGCGTGTATAATTGTGCTCGACCTCGGTCATCGTATAGGTGCCGTCGATGCCGGGCCGCGCCCCGTCGATGAAGAGAAAGCCGTTGGCCTTGGCGTCCGGCTCGCCGTTGAGCAGCACCCAGCCCTCGCCGCGCCGTCCCTTGGTGTCGGCGCCAGTGCCAGCATTGTTCTGTTCGCCGGTCGCCTTGTCGGTCACCGAGTTGAGGGTATTGGCGACCGCTTGCGTACCGCCGAACGGCGTGCCGCCGGAGATCGCGCCCTTGATCGTCGTCCACTCGCCCTTGTGGGCGTCGAACATCCTCGACGCCGCCGAGCCATACTGCGGGCGCCCGACCATCGGCTTGATCCGCCAGCCGATCAGGTTCACGCCCCAGATCGCTTCCACCGTCGGCATCTTCTCGCCAGCGGCGTTGACGCCCTCGATCTTGCCGATCAGCACCGCCGTGCTCTTCGAGATCTTGAAGATGCCGCCGACCTCCTGCGCCATGCGCTTGCCGAAATTCATCGGGCTGTCGTTGATATGCCAATAGTCGCGCGTGATCTTCTCCATCTCCGGCGACATCGCCACCGACAATCCGGCGGCGCCGAACACTTTCGTCATCATGTCCTTGAGCGGGATCTTGCCCTTGCCAGCCTCCGCGCTGTCGTCCTCTTTGCCTTCTCCCATAGAATCTTGCTGCGTCTCTTTGACCTTGCCTTTGCTGTTGGCGCCCTCGCCATCAATCCACAGCCGCCGCCCGCCGCCTCGGCGACCGAACCCGGACTCGACCTTGACCACCCAGCCATCGAACACGATCACCATCCCCGGGCCGCCGAACTTCGCCTCCTGCTTTTTCTGTTCGTCGGTCATCTCCAGAAAATTCTTCGGGATGTTCTTGAAGCCCGCCGAGCCGCGCCCGGAATCGAACAGGCGCGGACCTTCGCCCGCCCAGCCCAGTGCGACCATAAGCTCGGCGCCATCCGGCGGGATCTGGAGCTCGGCGTTGCGATCGTCCAACTCGATGTGGCATTCGTCCATGCCGCCTTCGAGGTTGTCGATCGTCTGCACCGATATCAAATACGGGTGCAGCCGTGTCGAGATGTCATCACCGTTGACCAGTATCTGGCACACCGCGTGCCGTCGCGGACCCTGATGTTCAACCATTTTCTCCGGCGCCCTGTGTCATGTTGCCCTCGGGTGTCTTGCCCCAAAGGACAACGGTGTTCTTTCGTTGCGGGACTCCACTCAGGATTTCGTAGTCGATCGGGATGCGCACTTGGGTGCCGACCGGTAGAAACGGCGAGTAACGATGAAGTTTCGCGAGGTGCGGATTGTCATCGAGCAGACGCTCGATCATCAGCGGCGCGCGGTTGCGATAGCGCCGCCACAGGATGGTGTCGGCGGTGATGTAGTCCGAGCCGACCGTGACGAGATCGTAAGAGACAACGTTCATGCGACATCCGCCTTGTACATCTGCACGGTGTTCGATGCTGCGTCGTTCGGGATCGGCACGCGCGTGAACTGCGCCTCGAACTCGATCTGCTGACCGATGCCGTCCTGCGCGAGAAACGTGTGGCCGCGATGCAGCGTTTCGATAACGTACCAGCCGTAGTGCCAGCCATCGCCGCGCATCAGAATGTGTGTCTGGCCGAGGCGCCGCATGTTGTCGAGCACATCGAGATGATAGAGGCCGCCGGAAGATGTCTCCTTGCCGACATGTTCCTGCAGCAAGCCGGTGTCGTTATCGAGCGTCGCCTTCGGGCCGTCGGTCTGCTGGCCGATGCCACGCGCCCGCGACTTGCGCGCGAAGAAGTGCGGGAAGATCTTGCCCTTCAGCGTGATCTGCTCGTCGCTCTCACCGACCCATTCGCGGTACATCGCGGCGCCAGCGATTTCCTTCTTGGCCCAGTCGGCGCCCGTGTGGTGGGCGTAGTTATCCACATTCATCGGGAAAACTTGGAATTGAATCGGTCCCCACTGAAACATGACCCAGTTTGCCATTTAGCTCTCCAAAAAATCGTCCCACTCATGCGCCGGTCCGACGATGGCTTTCCACGGTCGCTTGGTTGTCATCTGGTCGTGATCGCCGCCGCCGCTCTGCGCCTTGATGCGCTCGCACTCGTGCCGCTCACCGCGAAAGAATTCGGTGACCAAGATCGCGTTGTCCGGAAACTCGATGGTGTAGGTGACGACCCATTCCGTCATGCAGCCCCGATGTCGGAGTAACTTGTCGCCCGTGCCTCGCGCACTTCGCGATCGGCTGATCGTCGCATCGATGAGCGCGCGAATTGTACCTCGTTGTCGTTGACCTTGAGATTGACGCGCTGCGTCACGTCGCGATCTACAGGCGCCGCTGTTTCCGCTGGCTTTGGCTGCGCTTGACCCTCGATAGGCTTCGATTGTAGCGCTCCTTCGCCCTTCGGCTCATCGGCTGTGGCGGTTGCCGCCGCTGGTGCCGCCTGCGGTCGATTGGCATGATAGCGCTTCATGCCCTCCGGCGTCAGTTGCGTATGCACGTGCTTGGCGGTGGCCCATGCAGACGGCCTGCGCACCTCATCGAGGATCTTGTAGTCCTGACCCTCGACCAGACCGCGCGACGCCATCTGCGCGCGGATCTTGGCCATCGCCGCATCGGCTTGTCTCTCAGTCTTGGCGCGGACGTCGAACGCCAGCGCGCGCGAATGCGAGGAGTGCGGATTGGCTATCGAAAGTTTGTGGTGCGGGCTGCGATAGCCAGACGTTACCGTCAGGCCAGCCCCTGACATATCGCCTGTCAGCGCATCGAGATTGCCCTTCGGCGTGCCGTCGCTGTTGAGCAACTGCCCCGTGGTCTCGGCTGGACGCGGCACACGGGCGCCTGTCGCGACAGTTGATTCGCCTCCCGGCTGCACAGTGACTGGACCGGAGACCTGTGCTTTACCTCGCTGTGCGTTAACCCACCTTTCAGTGCCCGGTTGAATACCAAACATATTGCCGCCGACTTTGGTCATCTTGTTCGGGTCATAGTTCGGGTCGCCGACCGTTCCTTGATCGGTGAGGTAATTGATTCTGTTAGACCCTCCCGAGAACACTTCCTTGTAGGCCTTGTCCCACAACTTTTGTTTCTCTGGAGTCCATGCGCTGTTGTACGCATCACGTTCATGCTTCATCAATGGCCCTGAACCGGGATCACCGTGTAAACGCTTGAGCGGACCATAGAACTGACGCTTGCCTCTAGCATTCACAACCTGTTCTAGGGTCAAATTTCTGGACGCTGCGTAGTTCGACATTTGCTCCAAGTTGGCAGCTATGTTGCCGCCGCCTTCAGCCTGAAGCGTGCGGAAGATCTTCTGTTGGTTCTTGGGATCTTTCATCCATTCGGCATTGGATTGTTGAATGCGCGTCTTCATCACGTCTTCGTTGACGCGCTTACCTTGGTAGTCTCCTGCTGCCGTTCCGCCCGCCGTTGCCGCTGGCGCTGCTGTCTCATCGGAATCGGAAGACGACGTGCGCCCGCTGCTCGTGCGACCGCTGGTGCGTGGGATCAGACCTTGGTTGCCGTAGGACGTGCCACCGCCATAACCCTGCGGTCCACCCGGAGAGAATTGCGAGTAGCCGCCGCCAGACGCAGCACCGCCGCCGCCACCGAACGATGCGTTGTGGATGTTGCTGCGGAAGTCCGCAGGCAGATACAGCGAGTCAGAACTGCCACCATACGAGCTTCGCTGAGCGGGACCGGGAAGTTGTCCGGTGCCACGCGGGCCGAACTGAAGCGGATCACCGGGCTTCCAACCGGGAGGCACACCACCGGGTGGCGGGACATCCTCGCTCTTCTTTATCGCCTCATCGAGCGCCTTCTTCTGATCCTCCACAGCCTGCTGACCGGTCAGTCCACCCTCTGTGGCTTGGCCAAGCTGGTTGTTCATCAGCGGCGCGAGCGGATGGAAACCGTGCGGGCCAACAAACGACAAAGCCGCCTTCTTGTATTCTCCCTTGTTGAGAAGATCGATCAGTTCTCCGATCCACTTCACGACACTGCCGAGCCGCTGCAATTCCTTGGTGACCATCGCAATGATGTTCGGCACGCCCATTGTCACCATCAGGCGACCGAATTCGTCAGCGAGCAAACCGATCGATGCCGACAACGAGTCAACACCGCCGCCGGTCGCCTGCATCACCTTGGTGCCGTCGATCACCGCCTGCTGTCCATTGCCGAGATCTCGGATCAACTGGATTTTCTTGGCGATCTGGCCGTTGTTTTCTTCCTCCAGTTTCTTCAGGAGCAGGCGCTGCTTCACATCGATGTTGCGATAGAAGGCTTCCTTCTCGTGCAGCGGCATCGCCTTGATCAGGTTGACGATGTAGGCCTGTTGATCGCCGCCCTGCTTCTTGATGTTGTCGAGTTGCTCGGCCCAAATTTTATTCGGGATGCCCATCGCCTGCCCGAGATTGCTGGCTTGGCCGAACGTCTGCATCAACAGCCGGGCGCCGCGCGAGGTGTCGCCCATGATGTCGGTGGCGATACCGAGTTGAACACCCAGCCGCGCGATGCCGTCGGTGCCCTTGTAGCCAGCGTCCTGCGCCATCTGGCCGAGCTCGCCGCTGGTGCCGACCAGATCCTTCATGTCGATGTTGGTCTCGCGAACGATGCCCGCGAGCATTTCCATTGTCTCGTTGAACTGGGTCGCCGGGATATTCATGTTGCGCATGAAATCCGTGGTGACCTTCGCCAGATCTCCGGAGGTGGTGTTTCGCAGCCCCTTGGCGACGACCGCCAGCCGGGGGAATCTCCTGATCGCCTCATCCAGCGTGATGTTCAATCCGGTGCGGAGCTTGTCGGCGGATTCGAGCGCTTCATCGAAATGGGTCCCGGTGACTTGCGCCGCCTTTCGCAGCGCCGCCTCGGACTCTCCAAGCGCCTCCTTGGTCGCCTTGGTCGCGTTCCCCAACTGAATCATCTTCCGCTCGCTCTCGGCAAAACCGAGGTACGAGCGGCGCGCGGCCTCGGCGGCGCCGATTAGCGACAGATGGCTCTTCAATACGCCTTGGATGGCGTTGTTGACCTTCTGCGCCGCCGTGACTTGCTTGTTGGCGCCTTCTTCTGCGCCCTTGCCAGCATTCCTTGCAGCCGCCGCTGCATCATCGAGTGCCTTCCTGTGCTTGAGGACGTTCTCCAGTTGCTCTTGGTACGTCATATGGTTCGAGCGACGCGTGGCCTCCATCGCGCGCTTGGTGCTCTCGTTGATCTGCAGAATCTTCTCAAGCGACTTGATGTAGTCGTCGGCGTTCTTCTTCGCCGACTTGTACATCGCACCGGTTTTGTCTTCACCGGTAAGTGTAATTTTGCTTTCTTGATCGGCCATCAGATCGACCTCACGGCTCTTCGCTCATGTCGAAACCGGCCTCGGGCAATGGATCGCCCGGCCCATGCATTGCCGTGAAGTCGGGATCAGGGGCGCCGCTGCCGTTGGTGGTGCGCGGTGCCTCCTCCGTTGCGATCTCTTCAATCTTCAACGGAATGCGGCCATTGAGGACGTCGTCGCGAATCTCGGGAGTCAGCATCTGCATGAAAGTATCCAGCACCCGATCCGCGTCCGGGTAGCGCAGATCGCGGATGATGGCTTCCTCGATGCCGGACAACTCCACCAGTAGTTCGATGGACGTCTTCCACGCGCCCTCATTCCATCGCAGCACGTGACCGAGGCGAAGCGGCCCAATCGATATCGCCTCGATCTTCTGTTTGTTGAACTCGAACGGGATGAACAGTTGAACAGTTCGCCCGCCGGTCTTGTCGAGAGTGATCATGCGTGTCCCTAATGGTGAAACCAGATGGTGATGACGTTCTCACCCTTATCGACGCGCTGATCAATGAACTCGACGTCTTCGTGGCCGCCAGCACCGTCGGTGTCGGCGACCACCACACGCTTGTTCGGATCGTGCTTCTGGAGCTCTTTGACGAGTTCTGCGACCGTCATTAGCTAACGATCCCGCCAGCCTGCGCAGGCGTGCTAGGACCGGTCTGCGGCTTGTCAACCGAAGCCGTCGGAATGCGAAGCAGATTGATCATCTCCGCATTGAGATCGTTGCCACCGATGCGCCGCTTCGAAGTGAAGAAGTCCCAGTGATAGATCTCGAATGGCGTCTGGCCATTCTCGGTCAGTTGCATGGTCAGCTTGTAGGAGACGATCGACTTGATCGAATACTCGTGCGACATCAGGTTGCCTTTGGAGAAGGCAGTCGGGTTGACGCGACCGAGCCTGCCCTCGATCACCGCCATCGCCTGCAACGCCTTGCTGGTCCGACGATCGCGGATCAAACCGTAGGCGGTGAAGCGCTGGTAGTAGGGATCGTTCTGCCCGATGTACGCCATCAGCACAGGGTCCCAGCCCGCCAGATTGAACGTCGCTTCGAGCTTGTTCATGTGCGTCGGCACTTCGATGGCGATCGGGGCGCCGCCGGGTGCGTGAT